TTATGGATATCTGATTGATAGCCGTTAAAAATGCGGCTATCGATACTGCTACGATCGATACTCCATCAGCCATCTCCTTACCTCACTCCCTATTTTTTATCTGGCATTGTAATGCCTTAAACTTTGGTAATGTGCGCACATCCATTTTTAAGGTTAATTCCGGACTTGATTCCCCTCCCTTATGGACAAGGTTAAATCTGGTGATGCCTTTTAACATCATTCCATCCAAAAACAGGTGACCATCTTTAATCTCTAACTGATTTAAAGCACTGCTCATCTTTCTTTGTCTCACTTTCTCATCGAAATCTCCAATGGAAATAGCACAATCTTTTATACTAACCTCCTTCGTTTGTGGTGCGGCACCGGTGTATTGAATTGTATATTCTTCAACTTCCCTCATACACTTCCCACATATCGGACAATAATTAGCTTCTTCTGGAAGCTCTGTGAAACATATTGGACAAATTCTTTTCATCTCATATCACCTCTCCCCTTCTTCATCTGTTGCAAATATTGAACTTTATTTCCCGATATGATAAAATTCTTTCATAAATTACGAAAGAAGGTTTTATCATGAACAATACTTCTCTAGCCGATTCTTACCTGAAGTTATCTGGTTTAGATTCTGCATTATCCAAATTAGTATCCGAATTTGCCGCTACCCAATTACAAAGCCTCGGCGCAAATTCTCTGAAAAATTCATTGGACATTTTTCAGTCCTCTTTATCTTCTATATCACAGTTGGCTTCTGATATTACATTCACCCCTGAGCTTCAAAAAGCATTAGACTCACTGATTTCGTCCATTGGTTCAACATCTTCTCAATCTTTAGCTTCTGTTATTTCAAGCGCTCTTCTTGATTTTGCAAAGTCTTCTGACGCTTGCTTTTCTGCTTCAGAAGACTTTGTAACATTGAACAAACCTGAAATAAAAGAACTCACTGTTCCTGAAACCATTGCAGTTCCTATTGGAAATAAACGCATCCGAATGTCAACAAATATGCTTATTGCTATTATCGGGAGCATTCTTCTTCCCTTATTTTTTCATTTAACTGATACTATTATCAGTCTCCACCAATCTGCCGCTGAAACAAAGCTCGAACAACAACGCCTTGAAATTGAACAAGAGCGAAATAATCTTATTCGTGAAAGAAACGAACTTTACAAACAATGCTATAATCTTTTTCAATCTTTAGATTCTTCACAGTCTTCGCAATCAGAATCTATCGAATCTTGGAAAGAATCTCTTCCTCCAATTGATTTGTGTCCTGAAGAATTTGATTCAAATCCTGATTCAGCTCGATAGTTTGTCTGTAATAACTCATAACCGAACAATACTGTCTTGTTTGTGTAATAGAGAAAAAAATCACGTTAATCAGCGTCACCGTTATAAGAAGTTGCAAATAGAAAGTCTTTTTCTTAAGGCTTTCTATTTCTTTTTTCATCTGTTCCACTTAATCACCTCTTTCCGTATCGGTTGGACAAAATATAATCGGATCCAGTTCCAAGTGCTTACACAACGCTAAAAATTCATCTACTCGCAAATCTCGATCTCTTTTTTCATTTGCAACACTGTCATATAACGCCATGTAAGGCACTCCTGTTTTCCTTGAAATTTCTGAGAGATTAAATCCTTTTTTTCTGATATACTCAGAAATTTGTTTTGTTGCTCCGTCCATTTTTTCACCTCTTTCTAAGTTTCTTAGAACTTGATTGTATGATATTCTTATTTTCTTAGAATGTCAATACTTTTTTCTGATTTTCTTAGAAATTTTATTGACACGTTAAAACCTCGGTGTTATATTCAAGATACAGAAATAAATAAGAAGCAAATCGGAGGGAAAACTATGAAAAGTTCCATTGGTGAAATATTAAAAAAATGTAGACTTGAATCCGGAAAATCAGTAAAGGATATTTCTGATTTGTTAATTTCTAAAGGTTTTAAAGCATCCGAAAAAACTATTTATAGTTGGGAAAGCGGAAATAGTCAACCAACGCCAGATGCATTACTGATAATGTGCAAAGCTTATGGTATATCTGACGTTTTAAGCACATTCGGATATGCAGAACCTTCTGAACCAACTACCCTCGCCGCCCACTTTGACGGTGAAGAATATACAGAATCCGAAATGGAAGAAATCAAAAATTTTGCTGATTTTGTGAAAAATAGAAGAAAATGATAATGGCATTGGAAACATTGAGGTGCTAACGTGAATAAATTTGAAAAATTAGAAGATGTAGCTTATCAAGATGATGTCGATGTTTTAAATTACCGTTTTGAAAGCAATAACATAAAAGGACTGTATTGTGATGGTGTTATTGCCATCCGAGAAGACATGACCATTCCGGAAAAGACCTGTGCTTTAGCTGAAGAACTCGGACACCACGAAACATCTGTCGGAAATATCCTCGATATGACATCTGCTGTCAACCGAAAGCAGGAACGTCAGGCAAGACTTTGGGCATACAATAAGCAGATCGGTCTGATCGGACTGGTACGAGCCTTTGAGCATGGCTGCCAGAACCGGTTTGAGATTGCAGAATACCTGGAAGTGACAGAAGAATTTCTGGAAGAATGTATTGAGTGTTACCGGAATAAGTACGGGATCTGTAAACGGGTAGATAATTATGTGGTGTATTTTATACCGCAGTTGTCTGTGATGAAATTGGTATAACCGCATATGCGATTATATAGAAACACTTTTTATGAGGAGGAAAATTATGAAAAAGAAACTTGTAGCATTGATTCTGATCGGAAGCATGGCACTGTCATTTACAGCCTGCGGCAATAGCTCCGATTCATCAAAAGAAACAAAGGAAACATCCAAAAAGACAGAGGCGTCTGCTGAAACTCCAAAAGAGGAAGCAAAGGAAGAAGTCAAAGAACCTGTCGTGCTGACCGGAAAATGGGAATATAAAGATGATGACGGTACTTGGATGCAGGCAGATATTACAGAGGATACCATCACAATAAACTGGATTATGGATGAGGGGAATACAACTGCTGTTTACTGGGTTGGAACCTATACTGCTCCTACAGAATATTCTGAAGAATATACTTGGACATCTACCAGAGACAAAGAAGCAACCGATTCCGCTCTTCTTGCTTCTCTGGATGATACAAAAGAGTTTTCTTATTCTGATTCAAGCAAACAGATTACCTATCAGGTAACAGTTTCCGGAATAACAAAAACTATAACTCTTGAGCAGACAGAATAATCTAAATAAAAGAACCGCTCCTGCGCCAACAGGAACGGCTCAAGACTAATGCCCCGAAGGATACACCAGTACGTTCAATAATTAGTGTATCATCTTCGGGCAGCCACCGCAAGCAGAACAACCGTTCTTTGCTGGCTGTATTTTTTATACCCATTTTTAAGGAGATGATATCATGGCACGCAGAAAGAAATATCCAAAACTGCCAAATGGCTACGGATCCATAAAACGATTATCCGGCAAGAACAGAACGAACCCTTATGGAGTTTACCCGCCAACTACAGAATTTACTGAAGACGGGATTCCTGTCCCTGTGAAAGCACTCTGTTACGTGGATGACTGGTACAAAGGATTTACCGTACTTACCTGGTACAGAAATGGAGAATATTACCCCGGAAGAGAGAAAGAGTTGACTGAGTCTGGCAGTTCCAATCTGGACGGACTGATTGCAAAAATATTAGGAAAATATACGCAGTCGCAACGAGAGCTTGCGGATCAGAAAACATTTGAAGATGTATTTAAGGAATTTTATTTATGGAAATTCAAGAAGGAATATACAACAAAGCGAGGAAAGCGTACATCATCCGAACGTAGTTACCGTGCAGCTTTTAAAAATTGTAGCAAATTACATAAAAACCCTTTTCGGGCTTTAACAACGGATGATCTACAAAAAACTATGGATGAGTGTGCAGAAAAAGGATTAAAACATTCTTCATTGGAACTGGTTAAAAATCTGTATACTCAGATGTATAAGTACGCAGATGCAAATGACTTATGTGATAAAAAATATTCTGATTATGTCAAAATTGGAATCCCGGATGACGATGAACATGGAGTCCCGTTCTCTGATGAAGATTTAAAAATATTATGGGCGCACAAGGAGAATGACATTATAAAAGTACTTCTGATAAATTGCTATTCTGGTTTTAGAATTTCGGAATTTATAAATTTGGAGATAAATCTTGAAGAAAGATATTTACGCGGCGGATTAAAAACAGATGCTGGAAGAAACAGATATGTTCCTATTCATTCGGCTATCTTTCCACTGGTGGAATATATGGTAGAGAAATACAGTTGTATTTTATTTTGCTCGGTAGATGATTTCCGTGAAAAAATGTATGAAACGTTAGATATGCTAGGGATCGAAAAGCACACGCCACACGATTGCAGACACACTTTCAATATGCTGTGCGATGAATACAAAGTGAACGAACGGGATAAAAAACTTATGCTTGGTCATGCTTTTTCTGATGTAACAAACAAAGTTTATTTGCATCGAAGTATCAAAAATTTGAACGCAGAGATAGAGAAAATACAGATATCTCACTTCTGTCACTAACGTGTCGCTAACGAATTGCTTTAATTTACTTTTTATTGTAAAAATATGTTTCACTTCAAATGCCCGTAAACGCCCATTTTTCAAGGGTTTACGGGCATTATACTGTAAATATCAATACTTCTTAAAAAAACAAGTTTTTTAAGTTTAGGTTAAATCTTATTTTTTTTAAACAACGTATTTTCAAGGATTTTCAGCATTTCGTGTCGCTAACGTGTCACTAACGGTTAGTTTTAATTCAACTTTAAAAAACCAAATCTGCCACAATTCGTTGTATCTATTTCACACGAAGTTTCTGTCCCACGTAAATTAAATTCGGGTTGAATAGCTTCTCAACTATCCGTTTATCTAAACTGAATAGCTTCAATTCTTAATGCCTGACCAACTGTACCAAGTGTAGAGACACCATCAGCTTTTGTCCAATCCGTCCAGCCTGAATTCTGAACATGGACACGATATTGGAAATCGCCATTAAAGCACAGACATTCAATTCGCTTGTTCTGTCCTACAGTTCCGATTACGGTATCTTTTGCAACTACGCCGTAGTCTTTCCAACCGATTCCCTCGATATGAGCTTTCACACCAATCCGTTTATCACCCGGATTGATTTTTAATGCTTCCAGACGGAGATTGTGACCGGTAATACCAATTACAGTTTCTGCCGCGCGATCTCCAAGCCATCCTCTATTCTGGACATGCGGATCAACCGCGAACATAGCTTTCTTGATTTCAATCGCCTCGATCTGAAGACCTTTTCCTTGCGTGCCAGCCCATTCACCATTGCTCATCCAGTCTGACCAGCCGATATTCTTCTGCTGAACTCTGTACAGATAGCAGGCGTCCTTGCCGGTAATCTTGATGGATTCAATACGCTTGTTCTGACCTGTTGTTCCAAGGATTGTATCTTTTGTGATATTCTTGTACTCTCTATTACCAATATCTTTGATATGGACTGTTACATCTGTTTCTCCAACCGGAATCATTCTGAATGCTTCAATTCGACGATTCTGACCAGTAGATCCAGCCATCTTACCGTCAGACTGCCAGTTGCACCAACCAATATCTCTTGCATGAACCTGATATGATACGGATCCGAATGCATCTTCCTTATCCTGGAACGTACCACCGGACTTAATAGCTCCATCGATCTGATCAGTTGACGCTACTGGAGCAATAGCAGAGATACCAAATGCACTAAGGATTCCTCTTGCCAACTCATCTGTCCGATTGTTAAATTTGCTCAAATCGCCGAAGTTTGTAATAAAACCGTTTTCCAGCAAACGATAGTTATATCCTCTGTAAGCCGAACGATTTACATTGGCAAGATCGTTTCTTCCTACGATTTTATTTGCACGTCCCGGAAAGAAATTACCAATAAAATTCGAAAGAGCTGTGTCATACTGGTCTGGATTATATCCCTCTTTAATGATTACATGACCACCATTTGCAGATGCTGATGCACTGTCCATGTGCAGTTCCAAAATCTGATAATCCTTCGGAATATTTAAACTCATGATTCCATTGTCTGCATACCAGTTCCGGTTTGTATCTGCTACAGTTACATTACTTCCACCGAGTGCGGCCAGTCTTGCCGCGAGGTATCTTACTCTCTCTGCCTCCGTATATCCATAACCTACGGCTCCACAATCACCTGCACCGTGACCAGCTATAACAAATAAATGTACCATAATATTCTACTCCTTTCAAAAAAGAGGACAATTACTCGCCCTCCATGATTATTCTTTGTATTTGCTTCTGTTCCAGATTTCCGTGATCCGTTCCCAGCCCCCGGTGCTTACCAAATACACAATAAATGCTGCCAGAAACGAAGCAAATACATAATACCATTCAATTACAATCTTGTAGCAGACACATAGAACTACCACTGCCGTCGGTGTCAGGATTAGCGCTACCCCAAGCGCCACCACATTGGTCTGGATCTTTTTCAGTATCGGCATTTCCTTTATCACCTGTACAACTACGCTCACAAGGAATGCTAAAATTCCGATTCCACCAAGTGCATAGGTAATATACTGCATCAACATTTCCGTATTCATAATCGTTACTCTCCTTTTTGTTTTAGATGTAATTCTTCTATTTCCTGTTTCATTTTTGTGATCATGCCATTCCCGCCAAGCCGATGATATGCTTCATACATCTCACAGAAATTTTCATAAGCATAGCTCGGTATCTTACCAAGCTTCATATATTTCCCGTGATATTCAATTAACTGTACCCTAAGAAGTAACATTGTACCGGCGCTGTTTGCATCCCTTTTTTTACGTTCTTCCGCAATCCGTTCATCACGCTCTTTTGCGTCCTGCACCTGTTTCTTTTTTTGCTCCTGCAAGAGCCAGACAATATATCCCAATAAGATTGGAAGCGCAATGATATATGTCTGCATCAATACGTCTTTCACCGCTTTTTCTCTCTTTCAATTTAATTTCTTATGATTTTACCGGCTTTGCTGCTCCGGTATAAGATATCGGATAATCGTATGGATAGTCATACGGATAATCAACCGTTTCCTGGATCTGTACAGAAATCGTAAATTTTTCCCCGGTCGCAACCGTATTTTTGCTTAATTTCACATCTGTAATTTTAAGCATTAAACCACCTCAACTTCTATCCTTGCTTTCCTGATCGAATCCGCAACCGTATAAGTCACTTCCAATATATGTGTTCCTTTTTCTTTCGGAGCAATCTTGCAGTCAAGATAATGCTCATTGATATCACACTCTCCTTGCACCACGATGTCTGTGTAACGTGCCAGCTCATAAGATGCTGTCAGAATCGTAAATGGCTCATCGTTAGGACTTCGCACCAATAGCTTAACGTGCTTGTCTTCGCCCAGGATAAATCTAATTTTGTTCACAACAACACCCCCTTCCGTGTATCGGATAAATTACCTCCACAAAGAGCGGATCTGGCTCTGCGATAACTTGATACTGCTCCGGAACTGCCTCTACAGCATAATCTTCCGAAATAACTGTAACCTTATAGTCTTCCGGAACAACTTCCACCATATAATCAAGCGGAACAAGTCTTACGCATAGAGTAGCCGGATCAACGATCAACAGCATCTTCGTGCAGTATGCAATATTGCCTGCATCATTTTCTGCCGTCAGCTCCACCACATACATTCCATCTAAATCATAAGGGACCGTGACATTCCACCAGTCCCCTTCAGCTCTTTCGAATATTACTTCTTTTCCATCTATCTTACCGCTTACCTTTACTACCATAGGCGCACCGCCTAGTCGGTAATCTCGACTGCAATAATGAATGTCTTTCCGCAGTCTACTGGATTCGGAGTAAGAGTCACTGACTTAATCACCGGAGCTGACGTATCGACAGTAACCTTACGCGTGACTGTAGTCGTCTTTCCAGCTTTGTCTTTAGCTACGATTGTGATGGTGTTTGCACCCTCAACAAGAGTCACGTCCTTAGTAAATGTTCCGTCTGTTCCGACCGTTACAGTTACTCCACTTACCGTTACTGTAACTGGCTTAGATGATACGTCATCTGTTTTACCACTTACCGTTACCGTCTTCTTGTTGGTTATAAGGTCATTTGATGGAGCTGTGATCTGCAGTGTCGGAGGCACTGTATCAACTGTAAATGTTGCTGTCTTAGCTGCAGCTGCATTACCATCGTTGTCAGATGCCTTGACCGAAATCGTATGCGATCCATCTTTTAACGTCGGTGATGTGCATGTGCACTTATATCCACCGTCAATAGCAGTCTTTGTTACCGTCGATACAGCTGTACCATCAACTGTGACTACGATTGTTCCCGCATTTACTCCGGAGTCTGTATCTTTTACCTGGAATTCGATAGTCGGAGTTGTATTTGTGATATAAGCTCCTGCAGATGGAGACGTGATCGTGATAGTCGGTGCTGTCTTTTCTTTTACACGGAGTTTAAGTGATTCGCCGAGAGTAGTATGACTCTGATCTACCGTGGTAGTATTGCCGGCCTCATCTGTAGCCTTTACCGTTCCGCCAAGAACATGATTCGGCTGATTGTAGCTCGACTTACTTGGAGCTGTAACCGTAGCTTCCCATTTCCCGGAGGTCGAATTATAGGTCAGATTGTAAGTCTGACCTTCGAATATATATTGAGCTGTTTTTACTGCCATCTACGCTTCACCTCTACTGCTGTTCTGTTACTAAATCTTCCGCCCCTGAATCAATCAGGAGCTCTTTTACCTTGTCCTTTAAAAGTCTCGGTACCTGTGAATAAGTTTTCTTTCCTAACATAATCTGCTGTGCCCATAACATTGCCATCATTTCTTTTCCTCCTGAAATTTGTAATAATATGAATAAAATAGTTAATAAGATTATCGTTTTACTGATATACTGTCTCAGACATTTCCAAAATGCATCCTTCGAGCATTTCATTTTTCTCTTCTGCTTTTTCAACTCTTGTCTGCAAGTCCGCATTTTTTTCTTCCGCCTCTTTAAGTCTTGCCTCCAGTGTTGCTATTCGGCTGTCCGGATCTTCTCCTTCCTGGTACATCATTACACCAAGAATACCGGCTGTGTACTTCACGATTGCATCAAGCTTCGTGTAGTTTTCATACACAACGGTATCTGCATCCCGTTCACTAACGGACATTCTCTTGGTTGCCACTGCATCAGAGAACAATGTTTTCAGCTGTTCTTCTTCCGCCGAAATCGTCTTGATCAGAAGTGCACCATCCGTCTGCTCAGTGACCTGCTGGATCTGCAGTTCCTGACCATCATTGAATGTGATTTTCATTTTTCTGTTTGCCCCTTTCTTCTTTTTAGAGGGATTCTGAACTAAACTGCTACTTAGTTCAGAATCCCTCCTTTGACTGGTTGATAAAGTTACATATATAAAAGCGCATAACAAAAAACACTCGACCAATGCCGAGTGTAAATAAATAAGTTTATTTACTTATGCACTTAAATATTTAAAGTGATGATACCGTACACCTTCCTGATTCACTGTACAATATCGCATGGTTGTCTCTGACTTTGCGTGTCCCGCAAATATCATAGCCTCCTGCAGAGGCATTCCGCGGTTCAATGCATTTGCCAGAGCCGTCCTCCGGAATCGATGCGGATGCGCATTTTCTACGCCCGCCTTCTCTCCAATCCGCCGGATGATATCCTCAATTCCTGTTTTCGTCAGCCGGCTATTCGGTTTCTTGCTTCCGACAAATAGCGCCGGATTATTATCTTTTCTGCTTTCCAGATATTCTTTCAGGTACATATTGGTTCGTTCATTGATGTACACCGCCCTTTCTTTCGCTCCTTTTCCATATACAATCAGTTCGGCATAAGCAAGTCTCTGCAAATTCTACCTTTTATTTCCAGTTTTGTTATATATGTGTGTAGTGTTAAGAAAGTGGAATAAAAATACATCTAGTACCCCAACCACTCCAGTTTCCACCATTTTTGTATGATGTGATATGAATTCTATCACCCTTGGAACATTTTCCGGAAAAAATGGATGTCAGTGTGTAGTAATTCCCGTTTTTTCCAATTATAACATCATTCAACTTGCAAGTGATTTCTTGCGCGTAAGTCCCACTATTCAAGTTCGAGTTTACTGCAACAACAAATGCATACGTAATGCCGGATTTTAAAAAATTGGTTGTGTCAAATGTAACACTTCCTGTTGACGTTGAATCAATGAATATTGGTTTCCTATTCTCTAAAACAGTGTTGGCTTTTGCAAGATTCGTATTCGTATTTGTCAATTTTCTACTTAATCCAGAAAGTCCATCCGTCACACTCAACAAACTCTTTACTTCTGTAACATTGATACCATCAAAATGTACTTCAAAAACAGGGCATTCATCGACAGTATCTCCGTTTTGCAAATTTCCCGAAGTGTATGCCGGCACTGCCGGATTACTTGCAACCGGTTTTCCCTGGATTACCTTCCAACTACAGTTTTCAACCTCTGTCTCTGCATTTCTGGTATACCGATTTACAATAAGATCAATCCTTTTCATTCCCTGACTACCATTTGTCAGTGTAACCTCATCATAAGTACCAATATCCACGCAAGATATACAGCCGTGATGCGCCATCATCCCACTTCGGATTTTCAGCAGATTATTACTGCTAAGTTCCGGCTTCAGATTCTCTCCACTTGTTATAATATAACTCCCCTGCCCGATAATCCCCTCCAGCATCTGCCGGAACTGCTGCGAAGTCACATGTGGTAATCCGGTTCTTCCAGATACAATTTTCATTCTTCATCTTCTCCTTCCAATTTATAAGTAATTGATTCCACATCATTCGTAATCTCATAAATGATATTTTCGATTGGTTTTGACATATACAGCCCAGTCAGGTAATCCCTGCCACCGACAATATCTCCAATCCCAACCTCGATTCCAAGCTTTGCAACATCCATCTGAAATGTCTTTTTATTCATCAGCTTCTGCAATTGTTCCGCGGACGTTTTCTCCAGCTCTGCTGTTTCTGTGCTCGTATTTTCGTATACTGCTGAGATCTCATTCAGTCCTTTGTAATACTGCGTCTTTCCAATGCTTCCATCTTTCTGCACATACAGATGGAATATGTTCCTCTCCTGCATTTCCCCTTTTCCGGTTACGACCAGATGATTTACGCCATTTTGTTTATCATCCATCGTGAAATTCATTCGACTGTCCTGTGACAATTCAATCTGCGCAGAATAATCAGTAATCGGAACTGCTTCAATCAGAATATAACATGGTTCATCCTGTTCTTTGATCAACCGGATCTGCAGGCGGTATCCAACACTTTTCAGCATTTTGGTAAGACCTTCCAGTAATGTGCAGTACCGGTCAAATTGAAAATTCTTTACAGATATACCCGTATCTTTTGATGAAACTCTGAATAATCCATCAAACTCCGGCTCGATCAGTGTTTTCATTACTTGATTCAGTTCTCCGGATACTGTTTTATAATCCGATCCGGCAGGCGGCTCGATCACCTTATACTGCAGTCTTCCCCGCCATGTGATTCCCTTCAGCTCCACATAATCCAGCGTTGTATCTGTCAGCACCTCTCCGATAATGCCTCCATATTCTGTCTCCGTAATATACACATAGCTTGAAAAGGTCAGCTCAGGGTACCAGTTCGACCTTGCAATCTGTACAGAGAATTCGTACTCGCCATTCGTATCCACTGTGATATTTGAGTCCAAAATCGCTCCAAGTTCTCTTCCATCACTATCTGCAAGAATTATGTCCTTTACCACGGCGGCTCCCTCCTGTTCAAAAATAAAGTCAGGTCAAATCCATAATCCCCGGACCAGTTAATATTTAAAAGCCCGGATGGTATTCTCTTGAAAACAGTTTGTTTCTGCGCTCTCTGATTAAATAAATTTTGTACCGTTCCATTCGTCAAATACCTTCGGATCGTTCTTCTCTGGCTATCTATGATCAGATATTCCCTGCTTTCAAGCGTTACGAAAAACTCATAAGGATAATCGTTGATCAGAATCTTCGGATTTACACATGGTCCGTAAATGATCATCCGGTACTCGCTTGGAATGATGTGATCAACATCCCATGCTGCGATTCCTCTTTTTTCTCCGGCAAAATCAAACGGATAGTCATACTGAAAGTCGATTCCGGATGCTGCCGTTTCTTCCAATTGTGGAAAAAACTGTCTTGTCGCTTCTACTACCCATACAAGTTCCGGAGTCTGGAAGGTGATCTCCACTTCCGAATACACATATCCCTTCCATCCTTCTTTTGCTGACTTCAATACCTTGCATCTTAAATACGCACCATTCACGTACAGCTTCCCGTAGGTATCATTTTCTGCATCAACCGCAATGATCCGGTATAGCTGCTCCATATTCGCCTGAAATTCTTCCCGCTTTCCAAACACATCAATCGTCACTGTTTTTTCATATCCGTCCGAAGACTCTGACCAGTCCGCATCGAACCAGTCAGTCTTCGTTGTACGAAAAGGAGCTTTCAAAAGATTCAGCTTTTCGCCGTTCATATTTTCATAATACACAATCATACCTGTGGCACTGCTCCTTTCGGTAATGGTCTGTCTATCCGTTTCGTATCCAGGAATACCGGCTTATTGCCATTTTCTTTTGCAATCTTCCTCTGGATACGTTCAAATCTGTCGTAATCAAATCCTTTATCCTTAAAGATCGGATTATTCTTTATTCCGCCTACCGTTTTATCCGGATTAACGGATGTTGTAAGCTGCACACTTCTTTGCAGACTCTGGACTGCTTTTTGTACTCCGGCATTCATGGATCCGACCGGAATATTCTTCTCAAATCCGATTCCCATACCAAGAGCCATCATCTTACCAACCTGGTCTCGGAATACTCTCGATGGAGAATGAATACCAAGTTTTGACTTGATTGCTTCTAATGCGCTACTTGCCGCAGATGTTGCCGCGCTGATCAGGCTTCCTACCGCACTGGATATACCACTTGCAATTCCGGAAATGATATTCATACCAACACTGCCCCAGTTTACACTGGTAAATGCATTTTTGATCTGGCTGATCATGGATGGAATCTTACCAAGTAACGCCGGGATTCCCTGAACCAGTCCGACTGCGAGCTGCGTGATAATCTTCACACCAGTCTGTATAATCTTCGGCAAATTCGTGATAATCGTAGATGCCAGCTTGCCGATGATAACCGGTGCTTTCGCTGCCACCTGCGGAATCGCGTTTGCAATTCCCTGTGCCAAACCTTCCATTAACTGTAATCCGGAAGTTATTAACTGCGGAAGATTACTGATCAGCGACTCAACCAGAGTCAGGATCATCTGTACCGCTACCGGAATTAACTGCGGAAGTTGTGCGCCCAGGCTGCTTACCAGAGTTGCTATGATGCTTGCGCCTACGGAAATGAGCGATGGTAGATTTGCCGTAATCGCATTCATCAATCCCAAGATCAGGGTTGCACCTGATGAAATCAGTCCCGGAAGTGCTGCTGTGATTCCTGCTCCAAAGTTAGATATGATCTCCGGTCCTTTGGTCTGCGCCAGAAGCAGGATCTGGTCAATCTGTGTACCGAACTGACTGTAAACCAGTCCAAGACCGGCTACCACAACGGCTGCAACTGCACCGAAATTCATCAACCCTACAAATGACGGAATAAAGCCGGCTACTGTTCCAAGAACTCCCTGCAAAGCAGAACCAATCTGTCCGCCCCATGCTCCCAGATAACCGGCAGTATCTCCAAGTAGTGAAAACGCGCTTGTAATCCTGGGAATCTTTGATGCTATCACAGATCCAATCTTTCCAACTGCCCCACCGATTTTTCCCGGAACATTGGAAACTACCTTGCCGATTTTTCCGACAGTAGCTGACAATTTCGGAGTCAGTACCTGAAATGGTCCCGTAACTGCACTGCCGAGCCCTTTCAGGCTACCCGTAAAATCTTTCCGGAAATTTACAGCCGATTTTGTTGCGCTTTTGAATCCCTTCGGAAGCTTTCCGAGCTCAGACAAAACACCCGTTGTAATTCCGCTGAATCCCTCAACGGCTGTCTTTACATTGCCGATCTGGGATCCAAATAACGAAATCACCGGTCCAGCTCCCGCAAGAACTGCCGCGGTCTTGCCAAGATTCATGAGCTCATCCGTACTCATGTTCTGCAGCTTATCGGTTAACTTACCAACACTATCCGTAAATCCCTTTAGTTGCGGAACTGCATCTCCAATTTTTCCGGATAAGGATTCCACCACATCCATTCCGGTCTTTCCCAGACGCGGGATCATTTGACCAAGATTATTTAAGATATTCTTTGCCGCTGTCCAGAATGTATCAACCAGATCGTTCGCACTGATTACGCCAGCTTCAAAATTCTCCCAGGCAGCTTTTGCAGAATTAACAGAACCTTCGATTGTTGTGGATGCTTCTTTTGCAGAAGTCCCTGTGATTCCAAGATTTTGCTGGACTTTGTGAATCGCCTGAATCATCTGATCAAACGTTACATTATCCAGATCTTCTATCTTTTTATTTAAGATACCAGAATCATTGATCAATCGGACCATTTCCGATTGCGTACCACCATAACCTAATTTAAGGTTATCCAGCATCGTATAATTCTGCTTCGCAAAACCTTGATAGGCGTTTTGAATATCCTGCATATTCGTACCCATCTTATTGGCATTATCTGCCATATCGATGATCGCCATATCTGCAATCTCTGCAGCCTTTGCAGTATCTCCGCCTAAGCCTTGTAATAATGAAGCAGAAAAGCTTGTGACTGTTGACATATAATCATTTGCCGAAAGCTGTGCTGTTTTAAACGCATTGTTTGCGTTCCTAATTACTGTCTTGGCACTGTCTTTAAATAATGTCTCTACACCACCGACCTGCTGCTCCATATTGGCAACTACGCCAAGAGAAGACTTTACAATCGCCGCTGCTCCAGCTCCTACAGCTGCAACAGCTCCGGTCATTGCCTTGCTGACTACGGATAATCCACTTTTTCCAAGACTTCCTAGCTTATTTATGCCTTCATTGAACCCGCTCTCATTGATTTTGGTATCAAAATTCAAATATCCATCTGCCATACTATCATCCTTTCTGATAGCACGGCTCAGGGGCTCACAAGTGCTTAATTCTTAATTTTTATCTCCACCTCCCGTCGGCATTTGCGGCATTTCACATACAGTCCGCTGCACACTGCAGTATCTGTGTAAACAAGCAGATGCTGCCCGCAGTACGGACACGGATACCACTCACGCCGTGTCGGTATTTTAATTTCCATCATGAGAACATATCTCCAATCTCATAATCATCCAGTTTCCGCTGTTTCTTTTTCAAGGAAACAGCTCTCTGGATCTTCTTGATCCATTTGCGTTCGTCCTTATCCCGGATTGTTCCAGGATCAATCGAACGGTACATGATCCGTTGTTTAATCTCCGTATCATCCGGCAGCCAGTCAAACAGGCTCCGGAACTCCCACCAGTGCATATAGTCGATCTGCTGCAGATCAATTCCATACGCTTCCCGGAATGCTGCATAAATACAGCCGGCATCTTCCGAAAAAGAAAATACCGGCTTTCCACTTTTTTGCTGCTCTTCCTCTTCATCTTCTGTGTCATCCTGGTACATCCTTTTGCACATCAGGAAATCTCCGAGCGCATAAATCGCAGCTTCAATGTCTTCCGGAATCTGATCCAGATACCACTGCAACAGAAGCCCGCATTTAATCCGCCACGGAACCGAGTCGTCTTCAACCAGCTCTGTAAAGCGAATCCATTCACGGAAATCTGTCGCAATCGGGTAGTACTCCCCGTTGACCCGGACCTCTTTCGGAAACTGCTCATATAAAATATTCATCTCTTTTACCTTCCGGTATTGGAATATTTTCCTTTACCATACTGTTTCTGGTAGTTCCTTCTCTGCTGACGGTTTCCATTTGGCTGTGGCTGCGGATGCGGGAACTGCTGCGTTGTATTCTGGTTTGGCATATACTTATTGTATTTGCTGTCCAGTGCATTTGCTTCTGCTGTTTCAAAGTCGAACAATGATTCAGCCGCTTCGTTACACAGCTTGATGCTGTTCTTTCCGCAAAGGATACGCTCCCCGGCTCCATCGCCAAAAAGGGTATCGAAGAACACATAAAAACAGCTACACTGTGCGCGGATGATATCACTATTTTTTCCAACTACCGGAACATTCTGCTCTGCTTCATGCATTGCTGCTTTCGCTTCATCCAGAGCGTCCAAAAAATCTGCATCTGTAAAATCTACTTCTGCTTCAAAATCTCCAAATTTCCAAAGGCTCATAGGCTCACTCTCCTGTTTCTTCTTTATTCTGCGCCGGCACTGAATGTACAGGTCTTCCATCCGTCTGTAGTGGTGGCAGTACCCTTTGTGATCTCTCCTGCTGCTTTAAAGCTGCCTTTGTAGATCAGGGCATCTGTTCCATCACCCTCTGTATCCGGAATAACGCTCCACGTTCTCTTTCGTGCAGTACAGGTCGTCTCAGAGGTCTTCTGCTCAAACAGATCTACAACCACGATATCAACCTGCGCTTCCGTTCCGAGAATCTCATCATCGGTAATTGCGGCAATCTTCTCATGTACCGGATCATTGGTATACCGGTCAAATTCATAATCGATCGCCGGCGCATAACCAACTACGTCCGATCTTTCAGATGCTTCATCCACATACTGCCGGCTGTACTCGGTTGAGTTCTTTCCATCCGACAGAGAAGTAAAGCCCGTCATTCTGGTAAATGTTTCTCCTGATCCGTTAGCATCCATAAAAGCCACTCTCTTATGTCTGCCAACTAACATTTTTTCACTTGCCATTTTTTCACACTCCTTACTTATAAATCAATCTGCATATCATCTGATACCGTCCCAGATCGACCTCTGTACTAAACAAATAGCCGGACTGCAGCACTTCCACTCGAATAGCATCATGCCCTTCCAGCTCTGGAACAATATCATTCAGATTATTCTGTTCTGTCCACTCTTCAAAGTTCTGATAAAAACCACTGTTGGCAATACCGGTTCTGGCATCCCCATCGTAGGCCTCCTTACTTGTCAGAGCGAACTGGAACTGTTTCAGGCAGCTCCCATCCACATATCTCTTGTAAATGGGATCTGCTCCAATCGGATCAATGGAATATTCCATTCCGTCACCCAGATAATCAATGTTGATCTTCCGGTTATCGATATCCGGATACATCCTCACATATTCCCGGATGCTCTCAATAATCGTTTTTCTTTTACTGTCCGGCAAGTTTCTCAGCTCCTTCCCTGATGGCATCTTTGTGGCTTGCCTTCATTGTCTCAAACCATCTCGCCTTGGTTTTATGCTCGTAATACTGCCGGCGGGCATATGGGGCAAGGTATTCGATGGATCCGGAACCAACCACCGTGCCAAGCGTCCCGGACTTAATCAGCATCCCGGTTCTTCTCGGTGTCAATGGATTCATGTAGCGCAGACACTCGGAATCCACAAATGCCTGCGCCCTTGAAAATCCCTCCGCTTTTTTCTGTGCAAATCCCGGAGCCCATTCAAGCTTTGCTGTTACCGAGCCATCCTTACCAGTCACGGTAAACACACTGCCTCTCGGCGTTGTGATCCGGAAGTCTTTCTTTCCAGCCATCTTACTCGCCTCCGATCCGCCAATGCGGAACCGTACCAAACCGGTTGTCCGACCAGCTTGTAACCTTGCAGTGCTTCTGGAACACGGCTTTCAGATCTGCAGGCTTTTCAATCTCAATCTGGCACTCTCCCAGGACAATCTGATCATCATTCTGTATGGTCCAGTATCCATAACCGCCACAGCAGGCGAACTGATCCGGCGGAAGATACTGCCCTGCTTCCGGAATATCCGCGGGAATCCGGATTTTGTAAACCTCCGCACTTTTCAGTCCATTATCCGTAACTGCAGTCTTATGGTCCACATGGACGTGGACACCATGCAGAACGGTTCGGATCCAGGTATCGTAATGTGTGGAATCACCGCTTATTCTGTTATAAATTGTAATATCACTATTCGTAATCATCATCCACCACCAGATCCATAAGTCCTGTATTTACCAGATATACTTCTGCAATCCTGTACAGCATCGAATCTACTGATCGGCTTACATCAAACGATACTGAATACCCATCGTTGTTCTCAGATGTTATTCCATCTCGCTGATCATACTTATATGCACAATCACACATCTCACAAAGTGCTGTCTTTGCCTTTGCCGGCCAAGCACCTTCTTCCATTCGGTCAAATGTATATCGGTTCAACCTGGCACTCATTTTTACTTCGACAGATTTCCAATGGCTCTCTGGAATCAAAGAGCCACCAAAAGAATCCTTATAGTATTCATATGTTACATTCACCTAATCACATCCTACTCTGCTACAGCAGTATGAACATAGATACCATCCTTTTTGTTGTCTTTGCATTCTGCAATTCCAACTGTTCTGTATCCGAATTTCCATCCATCTGCAGTCTGGTTCTGATCCGGAGAAATAATCTTAGATACAGTGTGTTTCTGGTACTGAATTGCAGCCTGCTTATCAACAATCAGGAAGTTCATTGCAACTGCACCGGTTTCTTTTGTAAATCCTCCGGCACCAGAAGCATTCAATTTTACCTTATCGTAAAATCTTCCTGACGGAACCTTAATGATTCCCGCGAATCCTTCAATTGCTTTTTTAGATGCAGTTGTGTCCAAGTCCTCAATCATTCCATACACTGTCGGGTTGATGAACAGATAGCATGTACTAAGATTTGCCTCGGCATTCTCAATCTTTCCTCTTGCAGTTCTAAGTGCTGCTAAAGCTTCTTTTCCTGTTGCAAGAGCAGCCTTTACTGTTGTAACACCTGGAATCTGTGCATAAGATGCCAGTCTGTATGCATCAAGTTCCGGTACAACCTGGGTTCTTAAAAATTCCCCTGAAAGACGTCCGAATGCAATTCCGGCAGATTCAATGTTATCCATTGCATCCACATTAAACATACGACCTCTGTCATAAGCACATTTCTTTGTCTCATAATCCAGAGTCACGTCACCGGCTACATAACCAGTGCTTTTGTTATAATCCGCAAGCCCCTGCATAGATAACTTTGGAATCAGGATCTCATTTGCGTTTGCTCCCTCTTTTACCAGCTCATTCGGTCCATCCAGAGCAGCTGTTAATGATGATAATTTATACACCTCATCCAAAAGTGTTGAATACTGTTTTCTAAGTGCAATAGTATTTGCCATTCTTCCTTACCTCACTTCCTATTTTTCCGGCAGTCCCATAGCAGCTCGAAGTGCAGCAACATCATCCGCTCCCGGATCTGCACCGCCCCCGCCGCTTGTACCACCAACCGGATTATTGATTGGTTCATTTGCTCCGAACAAATACCCATCAGACTTCTTTACATCCTCAAGTGCCTTCTTGATATCTTCGGACTGATTCTTAGATTCTTTCAGAGCATCAATATTCAGCATGGCGATTACTGCCTTTTCATTTCTTCCGCCAGCAGCCTTCACTGCTTCTTTAACAGAATCCATAAACACACGGTCAGCTTCTTTTGCTGCATATTCATCATCTTTCGCCTTTAGATCGCCCTGAAGCTTCGTAATCTGTCCCTGCAGATCCTTCACATCCACACCTTCAAATTCTTTCAGCCTGGTATTTACATCATCCAATGAAGCCTTGTAGTTGTCCCTCTGGGTAACTGCGTTATCGTACTCGCTTTTAGTACGATAATTTTCTTTCCAAGCCTTATCGAAATCTGCTTTCTTATCTGCTGGGACTTCCATTCCATACTCTTTCAAAATCTCATGAATATTTTTCATAGTTACATTCCTCCTGAAATATTTTATTGACCGCTCTTTCAGCGGTATGGGATATAGCCGGGTAGACCTCCGGCATGGTAGTTGTCCAGTTTAATGCCATATGACAGGGCATAAAAATAAGACGCTTACCCCTGCGCCTTAAAGGGAGATATCTGGATCGCCACCTTCCTACGGTTCGATTCGATCAATGTTATACTCAACAGCACAAGTGTGCTCGATTCTACATCCTCTTGCATCCTGCCATCCTTTCGCAAAATATGCGATATCTGCACCTGCTAAAAGTTCCAGAGATTTTCCAAGGAACCACAGTGGCTTTGCATCTACCGGTGCTTCCTGGAAGAATGAATCAATCACTTCTACTGGCTCGCCAATCACCTTCTCTGCGCTCTCGATTGCTTTCTTACGCTCTGTCAGAATATCTTCATCAGACTTTCCTCTCATTGGCTGACTGATAAATAATTTTTTCATACCGTTTACCCTATCCTTTCTTAAAAATGAGTATAAAAATACCACCGGTCATTTCGACTGGTGGCACTTACTCTTCTTCATATCTATATTTTCCATTACACACATCATCTTCATCCGTCCATAATTTTTCATCAGGGATGCCTTCCGGAAATGCTTCACAAACATAATGCTCCCAATTAAACCACTTACATGTCTCACATCTTGGGAATTCTGTTCTAAATCCTCCGCCAAGGAAGGATGTACTTTTCGATGAGTTTTCTTGCTTCATTCGGGATCACTTCTCCATTCCTATATCTCACAAATGCTTCAGCGAGACTTTCTCTTCCATCTCTCTTTTTGTCTGCATATTTTGAGATTCCCTTAATAAACTGACTCTTTATTTTAGCATTCAATTCCATATACTCTTCTGCCGTAATGCAATTTTGAAATGGCATTATATGCGCCATTTCATGAGCAATATAATCTTCAAAATTTCTTCCTGCCATTACGCCCTTATTATAACGCGACCGCATTTGCATTTCAATATTTTCAAAATTTCTTCTACGATTAATCACCATACTATGCCTCAGAATTCCTTCATCGTCTAGATACGCTCCCGTGACAAAAATATCTCCTTTTTCGAGTGCTTCGCTCTCAATTAAATCAAGATATATAATGTATTCCGAATCCAGCTTCTTTATCGCCGCATTGATTTTCGCTTCAATTTCTTTACTTAATCTCGCTTCCTTGGAAACTGTATCCGGAATAGAAATTCTCATCTTTGGATCATACTGGCTCGGTGCAATTCTTCCTCGTCCATCAATGTAAATCCTTTCTCTTTCCTCTTTCAGCCCCATTTTCCGAGAAAATGCTGCATATTCATTAAGCTGTCCCTGATATTTGGCTTTTTGGAGCATAACTTCCTGCCGATCAGCACCGCCATCCTGAAGCATCTGCACCTTTTCTCGCTGCGCTCTCATTGCTGTTTCCATTTGGCGTTGTCTCTGCTTTGCCTCATACAGGGTGTACTCTTTGCCCCGGAACTCTTTTGGCTTGCTTTCCTTCCTGTTCTGTTCTTCCAGCCATTCATCTGACCAGTTACGCCGTGAAATGCCAGGAAAGAACGGATAATAGGCATGGTAACAGTTGGCTCCCAGAAGTCCTGTCACTGTACCAAGTCCGCAGACCGAATACAGCTGTTCCTTTGTCCAGACACGCCCTTGCCATACCGCATGAGTTGGACGAGCTCCAGCATGCCACTCAACCTCAAAATACTCGGTTCCAAGCTTCTTTGCATTGTAGTCTGCTATTTCTCCGGTAAGGTTCGCTACACCAGTCATCACAGCTCTTCTAGCAGCCACTTCTACCCGGCTTGCATATCCGGATCCGTACTCAATCTTCCGAAGTCCACTGTTTGTCAGCTGCGTGACCACTCGGCGTAATACGCTGCCATAGTCAAATGCTCCCGTCACAATGTCAAAGCAGGCATTGTCCAGATAGTTGCTGTAGACCTGTGATAGTGGTGTCAGGACTTTCTTGCCATTGTAATCTAAGTAAAAGCCAAGTGACTTAGTTACATTCTCCAGATCTTCCAGACTCTGCCGGATAATAGCATCTGTGATCTGCTTGAGCTGTTCATTCTTCTCAAACAGGATAAACTCTGCATTGATCTGTTCGTAAATGTCCTTGTTCCGGACATATTCCCAATCGATCACTTTATCGTACAGCTCAAACATTTCCGGATAAGACGCATCCAGTGTTTTCTTGATCTCTCTTTCGATATCCTCGGAAGAATATCCCAGAATCCGAAGTCTATTGATCTGCCAGTCTGCTGTACTGGTAATCTCACCGGTCTTTTTGATCCGTCGGGCAATGTCCTGCAGGATCCGTTCTTCCAGACCTATGTACCGCGCTGCAATCTTACTGGCAATCTTTTCTTTGTAATCATCCCGCATCCTACTCCATCACCTGATTCTGCTCTGGTAGTTTTGCTTTTGCAGTTTCTTCATCCTCGTTGTACCATTTCATCCGGTATTCCAACAGACTCATAACCCCCATGCTTACATCCTGCCGATCTTGCTGTCGTTCCGATTCTTCGTCTGCCAGAATGGAATCGTTAAATTCGCAGGTAAACTCCACACCGGACATATAAGATCCATTGTAGAACGCCAGAGCAGTTACAAATCCATTCAGGCACTCTTCCAATTTCCCCTGAATTGCAGTTACACGGTTGTATTTCCTTGTCTTGGAAACAAGCACCTCAGTAGCTGTCTTATCTACCTCCTGTGCATCGGAAAGATCTCCGTAGGCAAGGCCTACATTGAATTCGATTTCCCGTTTGTATTCTTCCAAACCTCTTCGGAAGGCTTCATCTCGCATCTCTGGAGAATATTCTTTATACAGTTCCTTATCTTTTCCATCATCAAGATTCAGCCCTTTATACAGGCGTTTCTTTAATCTCGGTAAATAGGTCTTTCCACCGCTCTTCTTCAAAGCTCTCTCGTCAATATGGATTGCACGTTCTCCGGAATCGTACTCCCAGTCCAGCCGAGCTCCCTGGATGTCTGCTTTTCGGATCAGATTCTCCGCAGACTCATAGATCGATACGCCACAAGCGGATCCGTCCACCTTATTCTCAATCGGATTTTGGTAATATCCAAAGTCCATCTGAACCATCCCCGGATAAATAACCGGTCCCGGAAGAATGTTCGCCCATTCAGGCACTTCTTCCAGACTGCAGATCTGCCCGATATCGCTCTGACTCTGCGAATGATAGCATTTATTCTCAATCGTCAGATTCCCATTCGTAAAATAGTGCCGCTCAACTCTGGTATAATAATCATTCTCACCGATACACTTCACAACCAGAAAAGCAATATCGTTTGGTGTTCCATCATCAGCAAAACTGATCACGATAAATTTATCTGCTGCAACATATTCTGCTGCATCTGGTCCAAGTGGTCTAAGCACCATTGCTCCAAGTGCCAAACCGGTCTGCAACTTCTTGTTCATGTCTGATAAGCTCTTCTGAAGGACCCTGTCCATCTTGTCATTATTCAGGATCTTGGCTTCCATCTCCACTAAAACGGAATCTGCGAACTCACGGCAAATCCCCTCTTCCAGCTTCAAAGACTCTACAATATCGCTGCACCAGTCCGCATTCCCAACCAGCATCTTTTTCCATTTATTGATGGCATCGATCATGGTCTGTGACAGCGCCACATCTTTGCCGATTATATTTTTTAAGGTCGTATAATTAAACATGCTCACTATCCTTCCCCATAGTCTTTTTAATCCATCAAACATCTTCCACCTCTTCTATCAGGTCCTTCATATCTCTTTCTATCGTATACTCAAATGCATCCAGACTATCAATATCGGTGCTGCCATCATCCAGACGCTCATCCTTGTCCGTTACATCTTTGTTCCATACCGCATCGGAAAATGCTGTCTGCAGGGACTTGCAATCGTCTGTTATCCAGAATCTTCCCGCTCCCATAAGCCTTACCGTGCAACGGATCCGGTCAATAATCGCTGCTTTCCTTGCCTTTCTGACAGTGATCCACGGGAATCTTTTTTCTACTGCATTCCGGATAGAATTACCAAGTACGGTTTCTGCATTGTCGTAATAAACGGATTCCACGTTGCAATACTCCACATAATTACCGCTTTTCGCAAGCACCCCGTATTTATCGATTACCTCCTGAACAAAATCGCAGAACAGCTCATCCAGCCTATTACTGTCAATATCTTCCTCTGAATCCTTCGCCATGATTCTCTTAGACATTACTGTAATCACATCTGCATAATCATCTGTGTACCCTCTGGCAACAAAAGAATGACCGGACTGATTTCCTCCGAAGTCAAGTCCGATCTCTATCGATACAATATCTGTTTTTTTGAATTGCTTATATTCTACGTCACTTGCAAGTTCATCCAGCACCTCACATCTGTAAGCATCCGGATTATCTGCAAAACGTTTATAGATCGCTCCTTCTGCACGCTTCCAGAGCCCGAGGATTAACCGGTCATAATAAATCGTCCCCTCATACTCCTTGCAGAGCTCCTCTACATATTTCGGTGGTAAAAAAGGATTGTCAAATATCGTATATCTCTGCAGATAAATATCTAATTTATCATTGTCCAGAAATTCTTTCAGCCAGTGTGTCGGATGCTCCGGATTGCAGGATCCATCAAAACACGAATACGGTTTATCCAGACGGGATTTTAACATCTGGAACACTTCTTTGTTCCACTTAGCAACCTCATCGCCATAACAATACTTGATGCTGGAACCCTGGATCTTCGCCACCTGACTGACCTTTTCAGCTCCCAGGCAATACACCTCTTCACCACAGATATGCGCCATATTCCGGTTATTGATCTGTCCGATCAGCTTATTCGTATAGATTTCACGCATCGGCTGTAGCACATTTCGCTCAATTGATTCCTTGGATACACCAAGAATAACATTGAGTCCCGGCTTACCGGTCCTTTCCCGGATACGAAAAGGAACCACAAAAGCTGTGTCAACGTAGGATTTCCCAGAACGTACTGCACCAGATTTGATATTCCATCTATGAGTTGCGTTCACAATATACTCATTCTGTTTCTTGCTTAACTGCATTATCCCGCACCTCTTTCAGGATCTGATCCAACCGATCAAGCGCTTCATCATTCTCATTTTCACCAGTAATGGCTTCTTTCCTTGCCTTGATCAGCTCTGTATCTGCTTTCTTGTTCTCCAGATCTTCCTCGGCTCTAGCACTTTGTCCGGAATACTGGGCTACAAACTTCGCTGCCTGTGTATCCCCTGCCAATGCCATCTTGATCTGAGCCATAAGCAAAGCCGATTCCAGAGTACACTCAATACCAAGTGACTCCAAAACCGGCTTCCATTCTTCATTATCTATTTCGGCAGTAAGCAACAGATTTAAGGTCTTCCGGAAGTCCGCCTTCCTACGTCTTGCCTGACCACTCGCTTTTCCCGCCTTTTTTGCTAATTCCCGGCGTTCTTCCGGGGTTCTTTTATCATTTGCATCTCTTATGTTTTCATATCCCGCCACTTCACCACCTTCAATTCTGGTTTATTTTACGCATTAGAAAAGCACCCCGAAGGATGCTTTTAACTAACATTTACTATGCTTTTTCTTGTATTCCAAAATCTCTTTTCGCTCTTTCTCCCAATCCGCCTCCGACATTCTTACAAATTCCTGATCAGCAATAGTTCTATCCTTATGTATCTTAAACCTATACTGCCAATGTCTTTGCCTTATTTCTCTCAGCTCAGGGTCTTTGATCCTGCTGATTTCTTCATTATTCAACGTATCTTTATACTGCTCTTCTTCGTTTAACCATTCTGACATTTTCATCACCCTTTCACCATATTCTATACTTATCATAATATCGTATAGCCTGATAATACGCAACGAAAAAGACGACCTGTCATCAGATCGCCCTTTTACTACACTTACCGTCGGAGAACTTATTGTGAAAATGTCACATCCGAAAAGCTCTTTTCTTTCGCTTCTCGATGTTATCATAATACCACAGATGTTACTGACATTCACTGACATCTTTTTCTGGAAGCCGAAAATTTACCAGTGCCTTCCCGTGAAATCGATAGATCTGCCGTTCTGAAAACTTCATCTTCTCTGCAATCTCCCACCAATCCATCCCACGGATATATCGGTAAAACAGCACGTCCTTCTCATTTTCACTCCGCAGTCTTTTAATCTGCCGTACAATCTCCTGATATTCCACCATCCGCACATATCGTTCTTTTATTAGCTCTGACACCATTCGGTCAAGCTCTGCTGCATAACCGGACAGATCTCCCTGGCTGCTCCCGTGTGGCATCCCATCATTGTTCATCGATGGAGAAATCTTCATAGATCGCAACTCTGCTATTTCCGCATTGATTCTATGTATCCTCCGGACATGGATCCTGTACTGTCTCAGATATTCTTTCTTTTTCTCATTTTCCGTCATTTCTTTTTCTTCGGTCTGCAATGGTATCCACCTCCGCTGTAATGTCATACTTCCGTGCCAGATATTCCGCAACGCTCACACTCTGGTATGCTGGTCTTCGGAATCTCTCCAACGCCTTCGCATCATGCCGGCTCTCCAACTCTTCATAATGCTGCTGTCTATCTCTCCGCTGCTCTTTTCTGCTTCGTTTCTCCTGCAAATTATCACCTTCTATCCTTTGAACGCTTCCGGAAGCGGCATCCACGCCGCAACCTTGTACGGTTCTCTCTGTTCATCGAACCAGACACCTGTCTGGGAATAATACAGCGTTGTCGCTTTCTCTGCTCCCTCGATCGTAACCAGGAACTCCGCTGCATATGCACTTCTGACATATGATTCTATGAATTCCCGTTGATCTGGGAGTCTTTCTGTTGTTGGAATCCATCCGTTACTCATTATTCTCTGCCTTTCTTCATGAAATCATGATAAATTCGGTCGTTCTCTATATGCATGAAGGCGTCAAAATCTAAATCTTTTTGCCTGACTCTTCTATTCTCAAATGGATAACTTCCATCCATCATTGCTTTTACATCTTGCAATTCTGCTATGAGTGCATCTATGCTTTCCGTCTTTGTGAATGTCAGGATAACTTCCGCCTGCTCTGTATCCCATGCATCTTCAACTGGAGCTTTTTCACCTATCTCATGTGGTTCCTGTGTAATACAGCACAATGCTCCGATGCCACCGCTCAAAGCGCCAGTCATTCTGATATCACCTGTTCCGAACTCCATTTTTGCTTTGCCTTTAATCATTGTTTTTCCCCTTTTCTTTCATGTACTTCAGAATTTCTTTTTTCACCATCTTGGCGTATTTCGGATGCTCGCACCCAAACATAATGCATCCGTTATACTCTGTGCCATTGCCCGGATCATCATGGTCTACACTCAGTCTGCAATTTTCCGGACAGCACTCGCCAACATCATGTTCTTTGCAATAATCTCCCATTGCTACTAAGAAGTCTTCGATCTTAACTTTCATCCAGGCCACCTCTTTTCACGATTTCAATTGCCATATCTATAGCGTGCTCTTCACTCATATCTCCATCCCAGCACTCATTGAGATATTTGCAATATACGCAGTCCTCATTGTTACAAGCTCCATCTAGCTTTAGCTGCTCTAAGTTAGAGACAATATTGTCCACATCAAACGCTGTCGGCTGTTCTTCTACCGCTTTCATGCACTCTTTTATTGTCTCGTAGATTTCTTTCTGATTTTTACTGTCATTGCGTCCGAACGGAGCTTCTTGCAAAGCATAATCATTCAAGTGGAGCATCAGCTTATCTGCATCAATCAGTCTTCCCATCGTCTATCCTCCTGTTCCATTCCGCAATTACTTCATCCAAATTGTGCCCTGTCGGATAAGATGTTACCGGCACCGGACAGTTTGGATTATTGCATTTGAGCATATACATTCTTCCACCGCTTGACCAATGTTCTATTATTGGTTTTTTTCCGCAGAGCGGACATAATTTTAATTTCTTCACTAATCATTCTCCTTATACGGTTTCGGCAACGGCATCCAGGCATTCACAATCAATCCATAACTTGCATAGGTTTCCTCATCATCTCCAGGATAAAACTTATCGTTCCCGTCATTTTCGTATCTTCCAATGTCCGGAAGTGTATAATTTTCAAACGAAACCAGAATGTATTCCTCTTCCTTTGGCATTCTCTCTGTAATTGGAATCCACCCATGCTCTTTCTTGTATTTTTCTACCGCATCCTGCCGAAGCATCTCAATCAATTCTGCAATATTCCCTGTATCATTCGATTTCATCTATCCCCCCCGCCTTTTCTGTATTTGCTCCATATATTCTGTAACCCGAATCTTCTCTCCACAGCTCGGGCATTCCACGAAGTTCCCAAGCTCATTCATTCCAACCTGGACGTTTGTAACATCTTCTTTCTCGCAAGTAATTCCAATTCCACATGCATCGCATTTGCCCTGGTATTTAATCTTACTGACAATCCGTATCATTCCAACACCTCACATCACCTGTATTAAGAGTTCCTTCATGAGTCGTCCTTTTACACTTTTCACAATCTCCAAGTTGCATCTGGTACAGTCTTCCATCCCGTTTTCTTCCAGATACGTCTGGATATCTTCCAATGCGGTGATCGTCTCTTCAACCTCTGTCTTTGTCAGATTTATAAACATCTTCTTACCTCAACTTTCCTTGCAAAAATTCCGCTGCTTCTTCATATCCGTCCTCTCGCAGTACTTTCAGGACTTCTTCAATATCTACCGCCCGGAATCTCTCATCATGTTCATCATAACTTTCCTGACAGGTTGCTACCCTCGCCGTATCGATACCGAGGTCAAACTCTTCATTCAGGTACACTGCATAATCTTCAAGGGTTACATAATGCTCACCAAGATAGTCCAGATTCGTTGCATTCTTGGTCAGCTCATCGAATTTCTCTTTGAATCCAAGAAGCCTTTTCTTACCATACCCGAATTGATCATGCAGTGTCATACACACCACTGTCAGCATAGTTGCATACAGATTCTTTGACAGGAACTCCCAGAACTCTTCCAACTGCTTATTGCTGTAGGAAAGTGGCGCTCTTAAGAATCCTCTCTGACGGATATCCTTTTCCAATGCTTCCACTCCGTCTTTCTTTGCAATGTTTAATGCATAAATCATTCCTTGAGTGCGCCATTCCATTTCCTTGCTCATTTTCTTAGCCATATTGCCACCTACTCATAAAATTTTTTCATCTTCCGCTTCGACACCGCATTTCCCTTTTGATACACGCTGCACTCTTCCACGGAGCATCCTCTGCTGTGCCCTGTTATCTCGATATAGGAACAGCCAGCTCCCCTTGTGTTTCCTGTTGCCCGGAACATACAGGTCCTGCATTTGTGCCGGTCCGCATTACTGGCTGTCTTATTTTCCGGCTTTGGTTTCTTACACTTATCCGGATTCAGCCAGGAATACACGGTACTGTATTTTGCATCGATCAACCGCGCAATCTCCGCAGCACCTTTTCCTTCTTTCGCCAGTTCCAGAGCTTTCTCCCTTTTATTTTCTGCCGGAATCACAATCGGATCCGACTCTGTGAGGGGGGGGGTGGTGCTTCCATCCTTCTCCGTTATCCCTGCCGGTTCTACTTCCACACTGCAGTTATCTGGTCTGTTCTGATCTACCATTTCAGCTACCGCCTGTGCAAATTCCGGATTGTGATATGCCGGAACATTTACCAGAAAATGATTTTCTTCCTGGTCCAGGATGTCCGACAATAACCGAACATCCATACTTCCATCATCCTTTGTCCATAATACTGTCACTGGTTTGCCTTTTATGTAGTCTGCCAATGCCTCTTTTAGATTCTTTTCTATCAGCATGATCATCATTCCTCCTACTTCCCACGTTTAATAATCTTTCGTTTCTTCCTGCTTCCAACTCGCAAAAGTTTATTCTGTTTCCCATTCTTCTTTTTCATCACTGCATCAACTTCCTTGTAAGATCTGTCATGTCCTCATACTCACGCTCTTCAAAGTTCTTAAACTTCCCCTGTTTCTCTGGCTGCTTCTTTGTTTTCGGCTTTCTCTTCTGAACTGGATACAGGTTCTTCCATCCACCAGCTGCAGCCTTATTCAGGATCGCTTTCTGTTCAGTCAGATCAGAGGACAGCGATAATAGATCTTCCCTCAAAGCATTTACCTGTTCTTCAGAGATCTCTCCCCAGTTCTGTGATCGGACAAGGAGATAGAACTGAAAAGCTGATTCAAGGGAAGAATCGCTGAAAGCGCCCTTATATATATCCTTTTTATTTACTTTACTTTTCTTTGTGCACTTATTCTCGGAATCTTCGGGGTTTTTCCCGGAATAACCACATGCATTTCCGGGATTTTTTTGAAAAAGGGTGCATTTAATAAAAGGTTCCGTGGCTTTCTTTTCTAAAAGCCAATACCTTCCTACTTCTATCGGGTTCTTCCTTGCTCTTTCCTTTACGGCAAGCTGAAACCGCTTCTGTATCCCGGCAGAGGTCAAGACCTTGTCCGAACTAAAGAGTTTGCTATCAAACAGTGACTTCTTTAGCAGGAAGTTCAGGACCTGCTTCACCTTATCTACACTCACCCCTAATTCCGAGGCTATAATATATTCCAAATCATCATCAACCTGTATGTAGTATCCGTTTTTATAGATCTCACACAGTAAATAAACATAAATCATGATACCGTCAGCTCTGTACCTCGCCTTCAGTATCTTAATCCGGCTGTCGTTATCAAAGAAATCAGTATCCAAAGGAAAGTATGAAAGACCACTCTTTTTCGGTCTTGCCAACGCTACCACCTTCCTTTTATCCGGTATACTCCTCAACTGTCACATCCAGTCCCTCTACCGCCGAATAACATTTCTTTGCCTGAACCAGTGCGATCTGCGTATCATCGTGATAAGCAACCCCGTTCAGTGCATCTGCTACTACCTTCACAATATTGTCCATATCCGGTTTCTTCAGCGGCAGCTCTCTTCCCTCTAGCATATCAAGCTTCCGTTTCTTCGATACGCTCTTTGGCGGAAGATACCTTGCAATAATCCGGAGCGTCACAGGCTTTTCTCTTTCCAGGAACGCTCCCTTTGCCATCTGCAGATACCGATCTTTGATGAAGTTCTCATACAGAACTGTGTTCTCCGGTGTCGTGGAACAGTGCTTCTTTGTCGATGCATTATAATACGTCCGTGCCCTGGCTTTTCCCTGCGGCTTGCCCGGAACCGTAAACATTACTGATGCCATTTCCCTTTGTCCTTTCTGCCGGCACTTACACAGCAGATGCTGCATAATGCCGGCTTGCTTTCTTATTATCAAGTTACGTGTGATATATTATTTTTAAGGAGATGTCATTATCTATGCGATAATCGTAATGTGGTACTTCTCAAGTTCCTCCGCCAGTTCATATGCCAGATAGTCCTTGATTTTCTTCATAGTTGCATTCTTCCATAAACCACCGTCTGCTTCTACAAGCTTGAAGGAAGGTCCATGGTCACCGTCCTGGATCCGAAATACATAACTGCTCTGCGGCTGCTCGATTTCTGCAAAGGTACGATACGGTCTGAGCTTCACCGGATTCGGTACGATCACATCCGTCTTATTTGCAATCCCGCTCTTAATTGTGGTTTTCTGGCTGACACCATCATCATCATAATTCGCCGTTGTTCCTGACTCGATATTTCCGGCAACCTGCTTCAGGACAGTCAGATCATCGGATTCAATGAAGTTTGCCTGCAGCTCGATCAGAAAACGTTCCTGGTCATAATAACGGTCAAACCGGAATTCATTTACAATGGCATCTGCCCTCATAAGCTCCTCCCTGTTGCGTTCGTCCACCAGTCCGGAATACAATCTTACTTCTGTCGGACTGATTACATGCAGAATCATGGTCTCCCGGAGTTCTTCCGGTTTCCCCTTGATATAGTCCACAATGGATGTCAGGGTGTTGACACTCAGGGAATCTGCCTTCGGGAAATAATGATATCTTGTCAGATTTTTATTGCAGTATGTATTGCCGTTGATTTCAAGCACCTTCGGCTCCATGCTGCCTTCTTTCAGATTTGTGATAAATTCAATTGCTTCTTTTAATCCTTCCATCGTTTTTACTCCTCCTATGCTTGTTTTGCTGTTCTTAAATCAATGACTTTGCCTGCGTGTTCCGGAACTGAATCCGCCACAACTTCTCCAGTAGCTTTATCAATTACTTTTCCATCTACCACTGTAGTTCCTGCTTCTGGTACAACTCCCGGAACGTCCTGTACAGACATCTGTCCTGGAATCTGGTTGCCGATCTCGACTGCTTCCACTTCGCCGGTGCGGAGATCTTTTCCCATGCTCAATGCAGTGACTGCTCCGAGTGCCGGTGCAAGGGTTGTCTTCGTCTGAACTCCGGTTGCAATGAAGTTTCTTTCCTGATTCGGCTTAAATGCGATCGTTACCGTAATCTTTCTCGCTGTGCCGGCATCCGTGTTCGGATCCTGGATGTTCTTCGTGACCTCTTCGATTGCCCGGTTTACTTGCGCGGTAAATGCTCCGTTTGCAAATGTTTCTAAGTTAATGTGCCGCATAATTCTTTTTCCCCTTTCTTAAATCTATCCAAAAAATGATGCCTCAATACCCTTCGGATCCGGCTGCTGTGTTCCTGGCTCTGCCGGCTGGTCTTCCTGGACCTCATTCAGCTCCTGATCGGCTACCACTCCATCATCTTCCGCTTTCACTGCATCTACATATTCCGTCTTTCCGTCCTCATGGATCACTGCCATGTCCTTGTCAATCGCATTCTGGAGATCGATGCTCATAATTCCCCATTTGCTGATCAGCTGCCGGAGCATGGTTTTCAGTGCCATTCCGTCAAAGTCCTTAAACCAGAATGAAGAATACTTCCACATATCCTTTTCCGGAATCTTGCCCTGTTCCAGTAATTCCAGAGATTTTGCTCCACCGTTTTTGTAAAACGCAAAAGAATACTTCTCGGCGTGTGCAAGCATTTTTTTCTTTGACCAGTACAAGGTCTTCCGGAAACCATTCTCATACTCGAACATTGCGAAGTATCCCATGGTTGGAGCTTCCTCCCGGAGGATATCATCATCAATCAGATTGACCTCAACTTCCTCATCCAGAGGATCATACCGGACAAGCTCTCCTTCCTTGATTGCAAGTACATTGAGCTTTTTGTAGTAACCGGAACGGATTGCCAGCTGAATATATCCTTTATAGCCAAGCTGGAACTGCGCTTCCTTGCAGCCCTTTTTCTTGTTGTCGAACGGAACCATATAAAACTGGCCAAGCTGCGGGGACGGCGATAAATTTAGCGCCTCTCCGAGTAATGCAGCGTTTACAATACTAGGGCTTGTACACTCCTGTAATGCCGGTGTGCTCTGCACCGCACTTACAATACTGGAAATGAACCTTGTCCCGTTCTTTCCACCAACCACCTGATTGATCTGCTTCTTTACCGCATCGTTCTGCAAGTAAACCGACAACTTCATTGACTGATCCTGTCTTGCCAAACTGTTCTGTACTGCCATGTCTTATTCCACCTTTCCGAATCGAATCCGATTCTTTAACATATATTCACGGAGCGCCATGAGCTGTTCACTGGTTCCCCATACACGGAAGTCAAGCTGGAATACCGGTTCTTCCTCTTCCGGAGCTGAAACTTTTTCCTCTGCCGGAGCTTCCGGTACAGATCTGGATACTGTTTCCTTTTCCGTCTCAGGTTCTTCCTTCTGCTCAGCTGCAGTCTGCTGCTTCGCTGCCTCTTCCGCTTCCCTTGCTTTCCGCTCCGCCTCCATGCGTTCTGCTTCCAGTTTTCTTTTCTGGATGTCGGCAAGCCTCTGTCCTTCCTGAATTGCCTGGTTCATGTCCAGTGTCTTCCGGTAAACTTCCATTGCTTCAAACTTAAACTCCGGAAGCTTGCTGATCGTCACCACATCCGTACCGATCTGGTACATCCGGCTCTTCATCTGCTCTTCAATCTTTGGAAGCGTAACCGTTGCATTCAGCCACTTTTCATCCCAGATCATGTCCAGCTTCACAAAGCTCTGGAAACCGATGGATGCAAACAGTTCTTCAATCTCTTCCCGTTTTACAGTCTTGCGGCGTTCATCAATCTCCTTGATCTGGGAGTCGATCAGTCCGATTGGTTCATCGATCAGTGCCGTAATTTCCTTGACCTGCTGCTCAAACTTGGTGTACGGCTCCATGCAGATCTTCTTGACACGCTTCCGTTCGTCCTCGAAAGCTTTTTTCAGCTTGTTCAGATCTGCCCGATCCGCTTTCATGTCCTTGAGCGAATCCTCTGTGTAGGCGATCGTCTTATAGTCCTTTACCTTCTCGGCAATTGCAGCCTTTAATTCCTCGTTGTTCCACAGGATCTGCTCTGTAAGCCAATTTTCCTGTGGATTTGTAATCCGTAATTCCATACGCTCCTCCTTCTTTTTTAGATCTCCGGAAGTATCAGTGGTGGTTTTCTTCCACTTTCCACATACTTCCAAAATTTGATTTCTTCTTCCTGCAGATAATCCAGATCAGCCTGGACTTCCGCTCTTTCAATAAAATAATGCTTTACCTGTGTCCGGACGTCTGTTCCCCAGTTGCTCCGCAAATGCGCCCGGAGGACAACAAACTCATATCCGGTAACAAGCAGATAATGCAGCACCTGAATGTAATAATTATCCGGGATCCGGTCCTTCCATTTCTCATATTGCATAGACTGCAGAATGTTGGTGGTCTTAATCTCCAGAATCCCTTTCCGACCATCCTGATCAACCAGCTCCCCATCCAGAGAAGCCTGCATGAACGGATACTCCAGACTCTGCAAGATCCGGTATTCATGATGCGTGACCTGATACTGTGGATAATCCAGGCGGAACAGTTCCCTGATGTACTGCTCCGCCTCTTTTCCATAGATCACGTAAGGCTTTTCCGAAATGTCTGGTGCAATCCTTCTCCCGGTCTTTTCTTCAAACAGTTCAATGTTTGTCTTGTATGGGTTCTTTCCAACTACGGCACTGGCATCACTGCCGCCGATCCCGTTTAACCGCCCCTTCAGCCAGGCTTTTTCATCTTCAAAATCATAGATTTTATAAGGTTCCATCTTTTCCTCACGTTTTTATATGATGATATATGTATGTTCTGTTCCGTCTACATGCTGTTCTGCCGCTTCTACCGCTTCCTCGTAATAGCCAAACAAACCGTAGATCCACCCATCAGAGCACCGAATAATCAATGGTTTCTTCTCCATCATCACGCCCCCTTTAGGTACACATCTTCTTTTAAAGTGGCATATGTTTCAAAAGTATCATCATGGCTTTTCCTGCTATATCCATCGCTTCCTTTGTAACCTCTTCACTTGTTAAAAGTCCAAGTCTTACCGCATGACTAATCAAATCTTTTGCTTGATCTTCGTTGAGTTCGCCTTTCTCCACTATCGTTGTTTTAACGCTCCGGACAGCAATTGATATATCTGTCATCATACCAGGCACTCCCTCTGATGTTTTGATTTCACATACTCCATTTTCAACTTTGATCATTGACTTTCTCCTCCGACTTTCCTATAATTTAATTGGTATTTTTGTTATGTGCGCCACTGGAAGTTGCCGCTTCCGGGCGCATTTCTTTTTCTTCCAATACTACCGTTTTTCTGCCTGCTTCTTTCAGGCTGTCTACATACTGTTCCAAATATGGGATCGCGTTCTGCTTGAAATACTCAGAACTACGGTTGACTTTTTCTGTCGATTTCAGGATCTTAATCCATTCATCCAGCTTCTCTACCTTGATCCGCCTCTTACGCTACTTCTCTTCTGGCATGCTCCCTCGCCTCCCTTATTTTCCTTTTCCGTTCCAGGCTTTCCAGCATCCGGAAATATTCCAGCGCAAATGCTCCGGCAGAAAACGTCGTAAATCCAAGTGCTGCATATAAATAAAACAGCTCATGACTTTTTACCGAACATGCACCAACCATCATTATGATTCCGGTAACGCTTGCAATTACACCGAGCGTTTTTGCAATTTTATAAAACATCTCTCATCCCTCCCTTCTCATCTCTTTAACCGCCTGTCCACTTCTTCAACTGGAATTTTCAGCCAGTCTGCAAGTGCCTGTTTATTAACCTCGTAAGAATACTGCATGTTTCCAGTCTGTTTAGGCGGAATGGCTTCTCCGAACTTCCAATTGCCACGTTTCAGCCGCTCGCAAACCTTTTTTGAAGCGCAGCCGATAACTCTTGCTGCCTGTGCAGCACTTAAAACATCATTCACATTTATCCCTCCTTCTTAAGCATCTATCACCGCAAATATGGAAGAAGTCCCTTTGATTTTTATGGTTATCTCTGTATTGCCATCACCATAATTTATAACCTTGTAATCATCAATTTCTGCTTCTTGCCCTTTTACCCCTAAAAAAGTACGACCCTCGATTTTATGGACGTATATCTTGTCCATTTCTTCCTCTTTCGTCAGACATGCCACCTCCCTTATTGAATCTTTCCTGAATCTCATCTATACTTTTGAATACAGGCACCGCCACGCCAAATATTTATGGAAGGAGATATGCACATGAATTCCAACTGGCACGCACAAATGATGGTTGATGAAATCAACAAACAAAGTGAACGTGATGCTCTTTTAAAAGAAACTCATGATACACTTTTAAAGATGCAGGAAGATTCCAAAAAAGAATCCGCTATAGAATCTAAACGTTTTATAATTCAGACCGTTCTTTCTGTAGCCTCTCTAATTGTTGCTGCAATTGCTGCTGTTGCATCCATAATTGCTTTGCTGTAATAATTATGGATATCTGATTGATAGCCGTTAAAAATGCGGCTATCGATACTGCTACGAT